TTATATAAGAGATGTTATACAACCAAGAGTGTCAGAAAATGGCCAGATGATAGACATACCAGTAATGTATGCAAATGGTGAAAAATGGGCACAGGTACAAGCAAGAGGTTATATGAGAGACCGTAAAGGTAAAATTATGACACCAGTTATAAGTATTAGAAGAACATCTATTACAGAAAGAGATCAATTAAAAAAATTAGATGTAAATAAAAATCCAGAAGGAAATGCATTAGTATTACAGAATAAATTTACAACAATAAATCGTTATGATAGATTTTCTGTTATAAGAGGTGATAAAAGAGCAAAAGAATTTTATGTAACAGCTATTCCAGAATTTGTAGATGTATCATATGAATTATTATTATGGTGTGAATATACAGAACAAATGAATTCAGTAGTAGAACAAATAATGCCTACCGGTGGATTTGCATGGGGTACAACATGGAAATTTCCAACATATATTTCTGATTATTCATTTGAAACTGTTAATGCAACAGGAGAAGATAGAATAGTAAGATGTACATTACCATTAACAACAAAAGCAACATTAATGATGGAAGATGAATTACGTCGATCCACTGTACAAAAAAATTATTCAGTTAAACGTGTATCATTTAAATCAGAAACAGAAGCATTTGATGTTAATACATCAAAACCTCCTGCAGGTGGATATAGAGATTTACGAGCAAAAGAAGGTTATGGAAAACGTCCAGGATTAGATAATTCTACAATACCACAAGAACAAACAACATCTAAAAGAACACGTAGTATAACTGGCATACAAGATTTAGCTGACAGACGTCATGCTGATAAATAGTGTTTTGACTAATTAAAGTATATTTATATATGTATTATTTTAACATTTAATTAGGAGAAAAATAGTTATGTCAGATGCAATAAAGTTTACAAAAGAAGAGTTAGAAGAAATCACTCAGATACGTGATGGATACACAAAAAAAGTTAGTGAGTTTGGACGTGTAGAATTAGATATTTTACTAACAACACAAAGATTAGAATCATTAGCAATTAGTAAAGAAACTTTACAAAAAGAATATGTAGCAATACAAACTAAAGAAAAAGAATTAGTTACAAAATTTAATGAAAAATATGGTGCTGGAACAGTAGATATCCGAAACGGCGAATTTACGCCAGCAAAATGATAGTTTGACTATTTGCTACAATATTTATAAGAAAATAAAAGAGGAGCAACATAATGGCTGAAAAAGTAGTATCACCCGGTGTTTTTACGAATGAAATAGATCAATCGTTTTTACCTGCCGGTGTTGCAATCATAGGACCAACATCAAAAGGACAAGCTGGAATACCAACAGTGGTATCAAGTTATTCTGAATATGTAAATAAATTTGGAGGAAAGTTTTCTTCTGGTTCAGGTGCAGCAGAAGATTCATATAAATATTTAACTAATTATGCAGCACAAGAATATTTAAAATATGCAGATACATTAACAGTAGTTAGAATATTAGGTGACGGATTTAGCCATGCATCATCTATAGTTTCATCATCAACAACAACAGGTGCAACTTTTGCAAGTTCTTCAATGACATTTGCAGCTACTCCATCAGGTTCTTTATTTGCAGGAGGTAATGATGAAATACAAATAGGTAATGGTAGCAACATTGTTAACTTTACATTCGTTACTGAATCAGCAGGTTTACAAAATACAGCTCAACAAGTATTTGTAGAATTTGGAGATACAGTACCAGGCGCAGCAAATTTAAATACAGTTGCAAGTAATCTTGCAATTGCACTTAATAATGCTGAAAGAGATAATGTGACATCCTTAGGCCTAACTGCTTCTTTTGCAGCTGCAAAAATAATTATATCAGGTTCTGTAGCAGGAACATCAGGAAATGTAAATGTTGCAACAGGATCGGGTGGTGATGCAACATCAACAGTTGCAAACTTTATTGCACCGGTAAATGTACAAGGTGGAACAGATACTACAACATCAGATAAAACATTTACATTACATACATTATCTGATGGTGAAGCAATGAATAGTAGAGGTCCTGGAGGAACAAATAACATATTACAATCAGGTTCTGCTAATAATATAAGATGGGAAGTAAATGGTGTAAATAATACAAAAGGTACTTTTAATTTATTAATTAGAAGAGGTGATGATACAATAAAAAGAAAGTCTATTATAGAACAATATAATAATTTAACACTTGATCCAAATACATCAAATTATATAGCAAGAGTAATTGGAGATCAATCATTTACATTGAGAGATGCAGGAACGACAGATCCATTCCTTCAATTATCAGGATCATATGGAAATCGATCTAATTTTGTAAGAGTAGAAGTTCATCAAACAACATATAATTATTTAGATGAAAATGGTAATGTAAGAGTAGGTGCTTTATCATCTAGTTTACCATCAGCAGGATCAGGATCATTTGGAGGCGGATCAGATGGTAATGTACAACATCCAATTGCATTTTATGAAGATATTACAAATACAAATACACAAGGATTTAATGTTGGTGTAGACGGAGATGGAAAAAATGCTTATATAGATGCAATTAGATTATTAAAAAATCAAGATGAATATGATATCAACTTATTAACATTACCAGGTTTAATGGATAATTTAGATAATCATGCTACAGTATTAACAACAGCATTAGACATGTGTGAAGATAGAGGTGATTGTTTCTTAATAATTGATCCAGTAGAATATGCACAAGCAATAACGCAAGCAACTGCAAAAGCAGAAGCAAGAGATTCTAATTATGCTGCTGTATATTGGCCATGGGTAAAAATACCAGATATTGATTTAGGAAAGAATGTTTGGGTTCCTGCTTCAACAGTAATACCAAGTGTATATGCGTTTAATGATAGAGTTGCTGCTCCATGGTTTGCACCAGCAGGTTTAAATAGAGGTGGTATTGATATAGCAGTAATGACAGAAAGAAAATTAACTCATGCTAATAGAGATACATTATATGAAAGTAATGTCAATCCAATTGCAACTTTCCCGAATGCCGGTGTAACTGTATTTGGACAAAAAACATTACAGAAAAAAGCATCTGCATTAGATAGAGTAAATGTAAGAAGATTATTAATTGCAGCTAAGAAATTTATTGCAAGTACAACTAAATTCTTAGTATTTGAAAATAATACAGCAGCAACTAGAAATAGATTCTTAAGTATAGTTAATCCATATTTTGAAAGTGTACAACAAAGACAAGGTTTATTTGCATTCCGAGTTGTAATGGATGAAACAAATAATACACCAGATGTAGTAGATAGAAATGAAATGAAAGGACAAATTTTCCTTCAACCTGCTAAGACAGCTGAGTTTATTATAATTGATTTCAATATTTTACCAACAGGTGCTGCTTTTCCTGAATAAAAAGTAAAAAAGTAGATATTTATATTAAAGAGGAGTAAATAAGATGGCAGAATTACTTGACCCAACCGAAATATTTTATACAGCGTATGAACCAAAATTATCAAATAGGTTTATCATGTACATAGAAGGAATACCAGCATACTTAGTAAAGGCTGCTAGTAGACCATCAATAGATCAAGGAGAGGTTGTTTTAGATCATATTAATGTTGAAAGAAAGTTAAAAGGAAAATCTAGATGGCAAGATGTAACGGTAACATTATATGATCCAGTTGTTCCATCAGGAGCTCAAGCAGTTATGGAATGGGTGAGATTGCATCACGAATCCGTAACAGGTAGAGATGGATATTCTGATTTCTATAAGAAAGATATTACTTTTAATACTTTAGGTCCAGTAGGTGATAAAGTTGAAGAATGGACTTTAAAAGGTGCATTTATATCAGCTGCCACATTTGGAGATATGGATTGGGCAACGGAAGATCCAGTTAATATTGAATTAACAATTAAATATGATTATGCAATACTGCAATTCTAATTAAAATATTTCAAAAGCATTAAAGAATCCTACCTAACGGTAGGATTTTTTACATTTATAGCATATTTATTATAAATAAAGTTATTAAAGGAGAACATAATATGTCACAAAGAGTTAGCGACGATTATCCAGGAAAAAATGTCACTGATAAACAATTAAAAGAATTAGCTGTACAGCAGTTCGAAGAAAAAAAGTCAGAAGAATCAAAATCTTATAATTTTCCAACAGAAGTTGTAGAATTACCATCTAAAGGATTATTATATTCAAAAGATAATCCATTATCATCAGGTAAGGTTGAAATGAAATATATGACTGCTAGAGAAGAAGATATTCTAACTACGCCAAGTCTTATTAAACAAGGAATAGTTTTAGATAAATTATTTAGAGCTTTAATTGTAGGAAATGGCGAAGGTCATAAAATAAATTATGCTGATTTATTATCTGGTGATAAAAATGCTATAATGATTGCAGCAAGAGTTTTAGGTTATGGTAAAGAATATACTATAGAAGTAACTGCACCTTCAGGAAATAAACAATCAGAAACAATTGATTTATCTAATTTAGATAATAAAGTTTTTGATGAATCATTAATAACACCAGGAGAAAATAAATTTTCATTAACATTACCGCATTCTAAACGAGCAATTGAATTTAAAATTTTAACTCATAGAGATGAAAAGGAATTAGAATCAAAACAAAAATCTAATAAAAAATATAATAAAACTAGAGGATTTGATGGTAATGTAACATCAAGATTAGCTCATTTATTATTATCAGTAGATGGCGATGATAATCCACAACATATTAAAAACTTTGTTGAAAATGAATTTTTAGCACGCGATGTTCAAGCATTACGCGAATATTTAACAAAAGTGTCACCAGATGTAGATTTGAACTTTACATTTGTTGATGAAGAAACGGGAGAAGACTTTGAAGCAGTAATGCCGATAGGCATTGACTTTTTTTGGCCTTCCGTTGACCTATCGTAAAGATTTACACGAACAGGTTTTTTCTTTAATTTATCACGGTAATGGTGGTTTTACATGGTCTGATGTAATGGATATGCCTATATGGCTACGTACATTTTATATAAGACAAATCAATCAATTTCATAAAAAACAAGAACAACAACAAAAGAAACAACAAGAAAGATAGGCGTATTGCTCGTCCTGGAATAACTCCAAGAAAAAGGTCATAGTACATATTTATAAGAAAGGGAATATACTATGGCAAAATCTAAAATCGATGAAGGAGTAATTAAATATGTTATTAAATTCTTCTTCCGCGGAATGGAGAAAAAATTACTAAAAGATCCAGAAGTAAAAGGTATATTACGTAACATATCAAAAAATGCATCGGCAATGAACGATGATATACAAGAATTAGAAAGACTTACTGGAAAAGATTTATCTCATTTATATTTAAAACATAAATAATAAATAAACTCTCATGGCTAAACAAAGACTTACAGCTGCTGAAATAGCAGAAGCAAATAAAAAATATGCAGAAATGAATAAATTTTTGCAAGAAGGAGCTGACAGAACTGCTAGATTAGCTAAAGATGCAGGCATACATGCAGAACAAATTCAAAAAATGATGCGAGATTATGTATCATTTTCAGATGCAACATCAGCTGTTGCTGATCTTCAATCAAAAATTGTTGAATCGCAAAAGACTGGTAATAAAGTAATGGAAAAATTATATTCTATTCAACAAAAAATATTTAAGACAGAAAAAGAACGTGAAAAATTAGAAGGAAGAATTACTGAACATATGGAAGCTGGTCTTAATAATCTTACAACATTTGCGAAAAAAATACCATTAGTAGGTAATATGTTATCAAAACATTTAGAAAAAGGTGCAGCCAATTTTGCAAAAGAATTAAGTGTAGCAATGGCACAAGGCGCCTCAGGTTTTCAAGGAATACAAAAAGCTGCATCGGCTACATTTGGAAGAGGTGGAATACTATTAGTTGGAGTTGCTGCATTAGCAGCTGCATTAATAGGTGTATTTATGTTATTAAGTGATATAGATAAAAAGGCATCCGATTTTGCAAAATCATCAGGGCAAAGTACTGAACAAGCATACGAACTAGCAAA